GCTATGGCGAACCACCTAACACTTGGTGGTGGGATGATCTGATTGAGGACTGGGATGAGAAAACTCCTGTGCCCGAGGAAGAGGAAGAGGAATGATTGATATAGGACTAGAAGACGTAATCGCCAATCTTTCCCCTATGGGTCAGATGGAGTGGGAGATGGCTGTGTTGCGAACACAGCTAGAAGCAGCGCAATGCGGTTGCGACTGCGAAAAATGTAACGGAATAGGAAACGAGTAGATAATGGCATTCGGAAAAGGTGTCCCAGACTTACCGTACGGGCAAGACAGGACCACGCAAGATATGGCCGACACTTACTACGGCATAAGTGAAGCCCTGGCCCCACAGCTTTTACCTGGGTACCTGCAGCGAGAACCTGTGAACGCTCTCGATCCGTATGCCCATTCGGGTATCGATGAGCCTTGGGAAATGATACATGACGCCCCAGCCCCGCCTGAACTTGATGGTCGTGGTTACTCGAATATGCAGTTGGGCGACAAGATTGCACCGTTCGTAACCTTAGCTATGATGTTGGCTGGCGCTAGGGGGATGAGGGGACCGCAGACAAACCCTACGGTGTCGCTGCGTGCGCCAGCGAATACGGATCTAATTAAATCGACACAAGCCCCTGGGTGGATGCGCCCAGTTGTGGACGAGGCACGGCTGGGGGCATACGCAAAAGATCCTCTCAGGCACGGTGCAGCAAATCTTTATGCCCCAACCCATGGACAAATAACCAGCCCTTGGAGGGCAAGCGAGCTAGAACAACAGATGCTTCGGGCACAGTTTGGGGCGAGTCCAGTTCACAGGCCAATGGTTGCGATGAATGAGTACAACATGTTGGACGACTTACCAATGGTTGATGTTCCAAGGACGCTCAGCCTTGCCCGTGCCAGCAATCAGGTACATGCAGATCAGATGAAAGCCATGCTGGCAGCGAACAGGGGCCAGATGTACGATGCGAAGTTCGCTCCCGAGGCGTTCCCAATCATCCCCCCTCCTGCGTATGCCCCTACTTCCAGAGCGGGCACCGCTGCGCTTGCTGGTGAACTAGCAGCAGGGTTCGATCAACCTTCTCTTTATGACAGGGTTCTCGATAGTGGATTACTGGGCTTACTTCCCTACAGGGACGAAGACACGCCCCATGAGAAGGTAGAGGACTCGGATACTAACTGGAGAGAAGTATGGAATAACATGCTTCGCGGGGGTAAAGCAGGGGCTGCTGGAATAGGGTCAGGCGCAATCAGTGCTGCTAAAGCTGGTGGTGCTGACTTGGGGATTGGTGATCTCGCTCAGTGGCTATGGAGCCAAACAGCAGGTAAGGGGTACTAGCAGTTATGGGCTACCAATCGGGCTGGGGGGAACCTTTCAAGGGTCCCTCCATGAAGAATAAAGTTAAGTACCCCAATTTGGGGCGTGGTACTGCGGAATTGGACTTTGCCCCAGATAGTTACGCAAACATTTCTTCTTCGCATTTAGGTGAACTAGCGTCAGGAAACGCTCCTGCATTGACTCGCGGTATAGACAGCCCAGACATCCCAGGGGATCAACCCAACTGGCAGAACGATGACCCCTACACTTGGGACGAGTTCGGTAACCCGATGTCAATGTTGCAACTCGCCCTAGCGGCACAGTTGGGTAAAGCGTCAACGATTAACCAGCGAGCCGACCTGCAGAACAAGTGGCTGCAAGCTTACGAGGACATTGATCGCTCGTCCATATTAGGGGAACGTAACTTAAGAGATACCTTGAATCAGCGCAATGTGTGGAACAGCGGTATCAAGGAACGTGACGTAGGGGAACTGGCTGCCGATAAGCTTAAATTTTTGGGTCGTGCCGATCTAGCGAAAGCAAGCGGCCAACGTGATATTGACCTTGCCAAACAGGGATACGACTTCCAGTACGATTTAGGAATGCTCTTGGAGGGAGCGCACGGCGCTACCGACCATCGTGCTGAAACTACCAAGGTTAGAAGCGATATGGCAGATCGAATCAAAGCGATGTCGAACTGATGGCTTACGGTAACCCAGGGAAGTATGAGGATTACGCTAAGGAGAAAGCGCCATCCAAGAAGGCCAAGCATAAAGAATACACGGACGAGGAACTCAACGAGTTGATGGGTTTCACGGTCGATGCAACGGAGGGCAAACGGCTTAGAAGGGTTTTAGCTAAAGCCGAGGAAAAAGCTGCTAGGGAAGCTACGGAGAGGCTTACAGATGTGCGGCAATCTCGGGCTAGGGCGATGCTGGGGCGTCCTGCTACGGCGATTGGTTTGGAGGGAGGCTACGAAGGCGGTACTTGGCGAAGTGGTCCAGGGATGGGGGCAGCTTCGGGTTCTACTGCCATAAGAGGAGCACGGGGAACTGGTGCTGCCCAACGTGAAACGTTCAGCGAAGCAGACTTGGGTGCCGCCTATCAGAGTCTCACTGGGGCGGATGGTGGTTTCGCTGAAGCTGACGCAGCGAGTTTGGGGATAACCCCTTCCATTGATCCTTGGATGACGGGTCAGTTCACCCCAGGATCTGCTGATGTAAAGAACCCCTGGGGTAAGAGTGAGGGAGAAGTTGATAAAGATGTTTCTAAATTCGAGCAGCAAATCCAAACGTTCCGTGATCGCCTTACGGGACAGGCAGAGGAGACAATCGCAGAAATCGAGGAGTACAGAGAGACTGGTCTACAGAATTTAAATAGAAATAAACGAATTCTTCGTGACCAATACAGCAGGCAGGACAAGTTGTGGGCAGACTTGACTGAACTGAGTAGGGAGTCTCGCATCGATAACAATACGTTGCTTGAGGAAGGTTACGCAGACGAGGTTGAGCAAACCAACGCATATCTCACGTCGATGGGGGTTAAGAACCCAACCGTATTCACCGACAAACCCAAAAATGCGACAGAGGCTCAGGTGCAAGCAACCTTCTTAGCAGGTGCTGAGACAGCAAGGGAGATAGACCTTACACGGCAGTTCGCTCGGGAGTCGCTTCAAAACATTAACATGACTGGTTTCTCCACCGCTCAATCCCAACTGGTAATCAATGCGACGCAACAGTTAGGCGATGTGGCTAAATGGCTCAAGGAGGGGATGTGGAAAATCGATGACGCCGTCATGGAAAAGGAGATGACTGAGGAGCAAGCCGCAACCGACGCACTGGAACTTGCCAATTATGCCCACATCATTTCTAATGAGCTAGGTACCTCCCTCGACACTACCTTTGCAGCGATGAAGACGGGTGTTCTGGGGAAATATATGGATCACGTTTGGGAACCAGACGAAATGTATTTCCCCGCTGTGGGGTGGTTGGGAGAGGAATGGGGAGACATGCAGTTACCCATGGACGTTATCTTGGACATACAGAAAGCCAATTTGAATAAACAGCAGATGGAAGAAGCAGTCCTGAGGATGAGAGAGATCTACGGGTAGGTACTGTGGCAGGTCCATCTAGGGAAGAAATGATGAAGCTGCTGGGTAAACCCAGTGCTGTGCCAACTCTCAATCGGAGTACTCCTTTACGTTTGAATAAACAACAAGGATTGCAAGGTTCGTCCACTGTGGATTTGCTTGCTGCCATCAAGGCGTCGCAGGCTCCACCTCTTCCAGAGAGGAAGGATACGGGGAACCCTATCTTCAACATTCCTATCCTGGGACCTGCTCTGGATCTGATCGATACTCCGAGGGCTGCGATTGTTTCAGGTCTTAAAGAGATTGGGGACATCTTCGATGGTGACGAAAGTTTCTCTGCCAGGGATTGGTGGCGGCAGACTGATGACAACATCTTTATGGGTGAGGTGTTGCGTGATTGGGGAGTTGACCTTCCAGGGCCTCTGGATTTTGCTCTTGGGTTGACGTTGGACATTGCGTTTGATCCGTTGACATACATGCTGCCGTTGGGTCCTTGGGCACGTATGGCAAACAAGAGAATTGGTTTGGGGACAGGAATTCAGTTCTCTATTCCTCTTTCGGGGCGTCTAGGTCAAGGCATATTTGAGCGTCCGTTGCGGATGATCCCTGGGTTGAACGCCAAGTGGGGCAAATGGATGGACGCCCAACGTGTGAAACAGCTTGGTCAAGTCAACGTAGGCCCTGGGGGAAAATGGGCTGTCAACAAGTTGGATGCCACCAAAACTGGTGAATTCGGGTTTGGGATTAAACAAGGATTCGATATAGCGAATCCTTATAATCTGAAGAAAGTGGGGGACGCAGTTTTTCGACTGAACTCCGCTAACCCAGTTTGCTGAAGCGGTGCTGACGGCAGCCAGAATGCCAGTGGCAATGCCGTTCAAAATTCATCAAGGGTTTGGGGTGTTGGCTGCTGTTGCTGGGGTACCTGGAAAAGTGATGGGGGCAGCCATGCAGTCGAGCATGATCCGCACCATAGCTGAAGGCTTGTCAACGAACTTCCATATCAACCAAATGTGGAGATCAGGTGACGTAAACGACATAAATAGGGCTAGACACCTAGAGGTCTTTGCAGCGAGGGCCACTAATGTGGCAGGAACAATCCAGACCAAGCACCTTATGGAACTTGAATCCATGGGGAGAGAAGCCAGAACACTGGGTATCGACTTTGACATGATATTCCGTGGCGCAAACGAACGGACGGGTACTCCTTTCGCTGGGGCGATAGACCCGACGTTAGGTCCTTTGGCGACAGGTGGAGATCCTCAAGCCCACAAGCTTGTTAAAAGGTTGAACCAGTGGTTTGACGACATTCTAGAGGACTACAACAATGCTCTTCCCCACAGGGTGGATTTGGAAGCACTGAAACACGAGTTGTATGTCACCCGTCAAATAGCATTCGAGGAGGTTGAGCTTCTTGGGAAGGGGAGATGGCTTGGGGAAGGTTCAGGTCTTACGGGAAGCCCGTTCAAGAACCGTGAACTTCATCTTCCTGACACTCTCATCGAAGCAAGAAGGTCTGGCAAGTTCTCTACAGAAGAGATCGAAAGAGTCGAAGCTCTTCTGGTACGTGAAGGCGATCCTGATCGTGTCCTTGGTGAGGTGTTCGATGAAGCTCTCATGGCTGGCAAACCCGTAGAAATAACAGCCATGGACGGTCAGATCTATCGAACCAAATTTATGAACCGAGGCTTTCGTCCCGAAGCTGAAGGCGGCAGCGTTCTTACCCAGATGGACGAGATAGGTATGGAAACGCTCGGTAAAGACTACAAGACACTGTTTACGACAGACTCTTCGATGGCTTTGAATCGTTACCTTGAGCAAATGATCGGTCAGATCCGAGGACAGAAAATAGTTGATGATCTGGCTGAACATGGAATCATGTTCAAATCCACGGAGGGTGGCGTCGTTAATGCTGCTGGTTCCAAAATGGTTCGTGACATCAACAATCAGATCAGCAAGCAAAGTAGGGCATTGCGGAAGAAAGCTGCTGCCGAAAAAAAGGTGGTGGGTTATGCGGATACGATTGCCAACTACAATCCCGAAGAAGCTCTTACGGTAATCCAAACTGTTCGTGCAGCTAGTCGGGATGCTCCCCCGTTGCAGACGGGGAGGCCAGGACGCCCAAGGAAAGTTCAACCTGAGGTCGATCTACCTACCTCTTACCCTCCTCGTTCCTTGGAAGAGATATATCAGGATCTACCTAAGAACCAGAAAGGTAGGGCTGCCATTAGGGCAATGCTAGACGATCCTGTTATCGCACAATATGCGGCCAACAGGAGTGATCTAGAGACAACCACCGAAGTTATTGCTGCGATCATACGGGGGGACGCTGAAGGTGTGTCAGCGAACGGTCGGCTTCTTCTCTCCGAGGGTGCAGAGGCATTGCCTCATCCTTCAGGCAGGTTCTCTCCTAATGTTCGCCCGTTGGTTCCCCCAGAGGGAAGTGTCCGAGAGGTTCGTGCCAAGCGATTTGTTGATGCGTCCGAGGCTGATGTTGCGGCAGCAGCGGAGCACATAGAATCTGTGGGGGCGGAGATAGCTATTCTCGATGATGCTATAGAGCAGTTGCGGATAGCGCATACGGGGGCGGGCAGCAGCGATGAAATGCGGGCAGCCTATGCAGTCATGCAAGAGCATGTTACGCAGAACAAGGAAGCTTTGATGGGTATCGTTACGAACTTTGTTCGTAACGTGCTGGAGACTGTTACTTCGGTTCAGGGTGCCAGATTCTTGGACGAATTTGGTAAGGGCGCATTTGGTGATGTGATCTTGTTCAGTAGAGAGAGGGCCGTTAGATCCAGCGTTACGAGAAAGATGGAACTGTCGCAAAAACATCTACGAATTTTGCGTAAGAAGGCAGTCGTAGCTAAGACGATTGACATCGACATAGGTTCTGGGGGTCTTCCTAAGGAGTGGTGGGAGGCTTACAAGGCAGCTAACCCGAATTGGGAAACTACGGCTTCGATTCGGCCTGCTATCTCGGGGAACAGGGTTGTTCTCAAGGAGGTGGGTGAATTCCAGATGGAGAGATTCCAGAAGTTCACTGATGATTGGTTGGCTCAAAAGGGTGGGGCACCTCCTCCTCGTAAGCCTGACAAAAAGATTGGGGCGAAGGAACCTCCGACTTGGAGTGGTGCTTTGACTCAACAGGCTGAGAATTGGCCTGCCCAGTTTGTTGATGACGTTCAGGAATTGATTGACTTTGAACTGACGTACAAGCAGCCAATAAAGTTTTCAACTGGTCCTCGTGCTGGCAAGGGACAGAAGCTACGTCCCACTGATGGCGCTCTTAACGAATTTCGGGGAACCGAGTTTAGGATTGAGAAAGTTTCTGATAAGGAATGGCGAGTTGTTGTAGATGGGGAAGAGATTCCTATTAGTGGGCCTAATGCCAGATCCACTAAGGCTGGGGAAGAGGGCCTTGTCTTATGGCTCCCGTCGCAGAAGCGGTTGGTTCGGTTTAATCCGAATCCGCGGCAGGCTTCAATGGCTACCGATGTTACGGCTTCGACAAGTAAGCAGGCTTTATCTGTTGCTAAACGTATCGGTAAGAGAATTGATGATGCTGCAGCGAAGCGAGTGTCGAACATGGTGGAAGCTGATTCTTTAAGGGATGCGGCCATAGCAAGGCAGGAGGAGTTGCGTGTTCAGGCTTCGGCACGGGTGGAGAAAAAAGTAAATGTTTTTGAGGAGTACGGGCTTGCCCAATACGGGAAGAAAACGACCCTCACGGGCGATAAGAAAAGCGGGTGGCATCTCACGACGGAAGTAATCCCGTTTGCCCCCAAGCCTGTTGGTCGGGCGCAGATAGCGGGACGTAAATGGTTCATTGTCGAAGAAGAGTTTCCGCCAGTATTCCAGCCTGGGGGTTCTCTTCCTAAGAGGCTTGATTTAGAGGAATGGACTGGTCATGTCGTGGAAGAGGTGGAGGTACGCATCCCGTCACGGGAGGCTCCTCCTATATCTCCTCCCAAAGTTCCGTTAGATCGGTCTTCTGTGACAGGTCAAGGCGTGGTCCGTCTTGAAGACGGAACCTTTGTCGTTGATAGCCCCCAGGGACGGGTCAGATTAACTGCGGAGCAGGCTGCTCAATACGATGCTGCTCGTCGGGCGCAGGCAGCGGCTAGGGAAGCTGGTGCTGGGGAGTTTGCTGGCACACAGTTTCGAGCGCAAACTGTGGAGCGTCCTCCAACCACTGAAGTGAAGGAAGTGTTTGCGGTCAACGTCTACACGAACGAAATGCTGGTCCACGCAAGCCCGCCGAAACATCATCGGGCACAGAGATACGTTGAGGGAGGGTCAGAGACTGGTCGTCCAGCGGAGCTAAAGACTGTCTCCAACATGAACCGACCCCTCTTGTATGTCCGTCCTGCACCAGATGATGTACGGATGACATCAAGCATGGAGGGTGGTCTTTGGGATGTGGTTGACATAAGACCTGGGAGAGGGGCCGATATGGGGAAGTTCGACCCACGGGAAGCTTTCCCCCAAGGTGGGAGAATGGTTCGGCCTGGACATCAATTTCTTACCCGAATGAAAACTCGTGGCTGGGTTCTCTTGGATGACGTTGATTCGATCAGGGCTTTGGAGGACGGCACCTATGTGGTGCCGCCAACTAGAGCGATGAGGGGCGCAACGGTCCGAGAGCAGCAAGCAATTGAAGAGATCTTTAATCATCCCACCTACAGGCAGTGGATAAAGAGGGTCCAAGAGGCTAAGAGACTTGAAGACGAATTGATGGTTAATTCCAAGCTCCGTTACAGCGAGCGGAATTCGACACAGGCCGCTAAAAATCAAGCTGAGATGCGCTTAAAGCAGGCGACGCAGGAGGTTCTGGAGGCAAAGGCAACAGGTTTGGAGGATCAGATAGCTGCTGGTGCTCGTACTAATAAGAACAACCAAGCGGCGATTGTGGCTCTACGGAAACGTGCCGAGTCGTTGGACAGCTTCACTGAAGAGGGCTTACAGGCGATAGACGAAGTTCACGACCATCTGGCAACAGTTGTTAAGCCATTGAAAAACGCTAAGAAGGGTGTCGTAGAGATAGACGAGGAAGCTTTGGGTATCGTCAACGCACATTACGTTGAAGAGTTCAGGATTACCCAGAAAATGGCATTAGACCGAGAGAATGCTCTTAAACAGGCAGAGGCGAGGGGGGTGGCGTCACAGATGGATCTCGCTGAAACACAGAAAGAGGCTCTGGGGATACTGCAAACTACTCGGAATCATGCTGGACTCAATTCGCTCTATGATGAGTTGATCGAGGATTACGTGTCGAATGCCTCGACTTTAGGTAAGAGCGGAGAGAGGTCACAGAACACTGTTTCTGCTCGGACGAGACAGCATCTGAATGGTTATCAGCTTGTCAATGCTGGCGATCAGACTGTGGAGATGTTTGAGGCAGCGTTCCAGTCGGCGGCTCGGTTGCGTGACCCAGTTCAATTCAAGCTCTTTGGTAAGAGATACGGGCAGTTGTTGAACTATTGGAAGGCTCAGGCTGTTGCCACGAGCGGTTTCGTTATGCGTAACCAACTAGGTGGCACTTGGGTCAATAATCAGATAGCAGGTGTTCCGATTGTCACGCAGATCCGTGTTGACCGAATGCGTCAGTTGGCTTTGCAGGTGGCTAAGGAAAACGGGCGTAGAGGTGATGTGGCATGGGGGGCCAGAGAAATTGCTAAACGTAAGAAGGGCACGGATTTAGGTTTCGGGTTGGGTCACACCAGTAAGGATGAATGGTCCATATTCTCTATGTGGGCTGACACTGGTATGGCGAATACTGGTATCACTTCCATGGAAGTTAAGTCAGCCATCACCGAGGCTGGCGCAGGTCTTTTGGAGACTGGGACCATTAAACCATGGAGTCGAGATTTCTATCTGTTCGGTGCAGTTGGTAAATTGAATCAGCGAGCAGAGTTCTCTCTTCGTGGTGGACTTGCCCATCACATAATGATGAACGGTGGCAGCCGAGAAGAGGCTCTGGCTGCCATATACAAGTATCACTTTGATTACACAAACCTGACTCATTGGGATCAGAAAATCAAGCAGGTGGTTCCTTTCTGGACGTGGCAGAAAAACATTTTGCCTGTGCTGATTGAATCATTTGGAACGAAACCTCAAGCTTGGGGCAGACTGGTGCAGGTCAAAGGTGAGCTTGAACTCACATCCGAGGAAGAGGGACTGGTTCCTGATTACTTCGGTGAGAACATGGGTATCAGGTTGCCGTTCTCCACTGGCGGTAATCGTGTGTATACGTTGCCTGATCTTCCGTTCAAGGATCTTGCACGCTATTTGAAGGAACCTACGGTGGGTATCCCGAGGGGTTTGGTTGAGAGTGCGTTGCCGTTCTACAAGTTACCTGTCGAGATTTGGGCGGGGAAACGTACGTTCGCTGACATCCCGTTCAGTGGTAGGTACCAGCAGGTGCCTCATTCGATTAGGTTGCTGCCTGGGCTTATGCCTTTTCTTGCTACCTGGGGTAAAGCCAAAAAGAATTCTGCGGGGGAGTGGAAGATGCGTGACCAAGACATTTACGCTATCGAACAGTTCATGCCTTTCCTTGGCCGTGCTCGGCGGCTTATCCCTAACGAGAAAGCAAAGCAGGAACGACTGATAACGACGTATATGTCTACCTTTTTGGGTCTTGGGTTACGGACTAACACTCCGTCAACGAAACGTGGTCAGTTAATTAAAGACAAGATCAAGCACTCGCAGGATATGCGAGATGCCATGGATATTCTTGGTCGAAACGTATAGTTGTAGGTATGCGTACTATTATTTCTCGGCAAGGGTGGGAGGCACGACCCCCAAAGAAACCTTTCACGCAACTGAAGAAGTGGCGTGTCCAGGGAATCGTGTTACATCACAGTGGGGTGAAGGAAGGTCCTAAAGGTATTGCGGCGTTGAAAGCTTTCGAGCGTTATCACATGGATTCTCGGGGCTGGAACGCTATCGCATATAACTGGCTGGTTGACTCCGAGGGGGTCATCTATGCGGGAAGAGGAGCAGGAATTGTTTCGGGCGCTACGAAGGGCTGGAATAGCCGCACTGAGTCGGTTTGTTACACGGGTTGGGGGTTTCTCGAAATTCCACAGGCCGCAAGGGACTCGATCCGATGGCTCATAGGTGACATCCAAAGCAGGTATGACGACAAGCTGTGGGTGAAAGGCCATAGGGACCTGGGTAATTCGACGTGTCCAGGCAACTGGTTGTATGACTGGTTGGTTTCAGGCATGCCTATGCCGCTGGGTGACCCTAAAGAGATTGATTGGGGTGGAATCAAAGCTCACGTTGACAGGCTCAGAGAGAAGATCTCACACTCTCCGCTATCTGTAGCCAGGAGAAGTCGTGGGGAGGCTGTACGGGCCGTTCAGGAGCGTCTGAGCGACCTTGGGTTCGACCCTGGAGGGGTCGATGGTATTTGGGGGAGGAAGAGCAGCAGAGCCACCAAAGATTTTCAAAAAAGTTTTGAAGCTTTCTTGAAGGTTGACGGGGTTGTGGGCTTACAAACATGGGATGCGCTGTTCGGGGGTTGGGCCACGACAGCGTTCATATAGGAGGACTGATGTCCAAAGAAACACCCAAAGAAAAAAAACTTGGTGGGAACCAGGGCAGGGATGCTAAAGAACAGGCGAAAGCTTTGCGTGGGACAAATCTAGGCAACCAGTATCAGGGTGGTAGGCCCTTTGGAAAGTAGGAACTGTGACTGAAGTTTCCCAAAAGAAATTCAACTGGACAGACTGGCTTGAAAGGTCTGTCTGGACAGCAGTCGAAGCAGGTTTAGCCGTAATGGTTGTCACCGATGTGAGCACATGGAAAGCTGCAGGTGCCGCAGCGATGGCTGCTGGCATCGCCGCGGTGAAGACACTTGCTAAGGCCCGTCTGGGTCGGTGACCCAATGGATGAGGAGTTCGAGGACACCTGGGCAGATTGGATGTGCCTGGAGGGTCTAGAAATTGAAGACGAGATCCATCACGATCTCCTAGCCACCCGTCATCTGATGGATATAAACGACGGTACGCACGGTCAGTGGTGTGAAGGTTCTCTCGGGATTCTCATGGTTTTCGAGGACGCCGAGATTCGAGAACTGCTTTCCGCATGGAGCCAATCGCGAGAAGGAAACCTGATGAGTTTGTCTTCAATCATGCAATGGTTGCAGCATTTCAGTCTGTTTCTTCAGGAGTGCTTGGACTCTCACGATACCCAGAACGAGTAAACAGATACTCCCGTACCACCTCATGCTGCAGTAGTCCCTCCCTCATTTTCTGAGCGAGTGCATCACGCCTACGAGCCAACGTGCTTTTAGGTGTTCCGAGTACTCGTGACAGGAATCGGAGAGACAACCCAACTTCGACAAGACAGTTATACAACCACTCTTCGTCTTCGGTGAGAGAGTCAAAGACCTCCTGCACGGCAGTGCGGAGGTCTTCAAGTTCTTTATTTTTTGATTCCCAATCAGTGGCAGGTTCCTCAAATGGGCGAGCCTCCATCAAGGCTTCCATTTCTGTATCCTTGAATCCTTGCCAATGCAGTTTAGTTTGAACACCGAAACGCAGAAAATTAGTCCTGTGTCCAGGCTCTCGGTTCTTTACGGGTACATATTCTGCTTGGATTTGATCTTGCAGCGGACGTAGAGAAGGAAATCTGTATTTCCTTAGCTCTTCTATGAAGCGTGCTCCCTCATCAGGGTCATGCACCGTTCCAAGGCAGAAGCTTTGAACTCACATTGAAGAACGCTTTCCCCTCAGGGAACTTCCCCAAAGGTGCATCTTCTTTATTGATGATATTCATCATGTCTCTGTATTTAAGTTCCGCAAAGTTTTCTCTGGTCCGTGACCAGATCCATAACCATACATCAATTCCTGACGCATCCCACCATTGTAACGCAGCGAGCTTCTCAAGTTTGATCTTTAACGGAGTCCTACCCATACCCATAACCTCAACGAGCCGTACGGGATCGGCCTGCAGATAGTCGGGGGTATATCGGATGTGATGCGGAAGTTTGTGTACATAGAAGTCGGGACGGTTCAGACCGTACCGCACCCACGAGCAATTATTTTTCTCGAAGTGGCCTTCAGCTTCATCACCCATCTGGACGTAACGCTCCTGATAAGAGCCTTGATGAAATGGTCTGTTCATTTCTTTTCCCCGATGATCCGATAGATCTGTAGGTCGTCGTCGTAGGCGACACCGTTAAGTGCGTCCTCTACGGCTTTCAGATAGTTCGTTGCGTCGCCACGCAACGGACATTTCTCTGCTTCATAAGGAGTGATGGTTACTACTGTTTCGCTTGCTGTCAACAGGCAATAGAGTTCCACTGGTCCTTCAAACTTTGGGCCATCGTAAAGGTTCCTTATCTCCTCTTCCCGTTCCCTAGTGTTCTTCGGGGTGTAGGTCCGTCCACTCTTCGTGAAACGTGGCCGTCCCTTCACCCTTGGTTTCCCAGGGATCGAAAACGTGTAGGCATCAGGACGCTTCATCTGCTGCTTTCTGAACGAGGTTCCGAAGCTGCGCTTCTCGGTCGCTACGGTTTGAGAACTTCTCAAGTCTGTCATCGAGTCGCCGCACCCAATCCACAGTAGCGTCAAAGGAGAAGCCTTGCCACAGCAAGCTCGCAGCAAAGGCATACATCGTTGAAGAGCGATCCTCTGTGCGGAGGTCCTCCCAAATTTTTTGGGCGATGCCTATGAAACCGTCCTTCGGGGTGTGCCCCTGCAGCGGCTGTTTCAGTTTGGGTTTGGTTGCCTCGTAGAGAGGGAGCAGCGACCTGAAGAGGTGGACGGGTGTTCGGTGTTTCCATGCACGTTCAGTGAACACGGTTACATCAAGCATCCCTTCCCCGTCAGGGTCGAACACCTCATGCCTACCTGCTTTCCTGTCATGGGGGTAAGGCAAACGCAGGCAGTTGCCAACCTGACTGCTGTCAAGGGTTACTTGTTTCGGGTACACCTCTCGGATGGGTACCTCCACCACTCGGCAGGCTCCGACCATAGAGTTTCTTCCTATCGAAGCTGAGATAGGTTCTTTGAGGTACACCCAAACGTGGTATCCCTTGCTCTTGGATGTTTCTTTCCAGGCTGTAATGTTCTTGGCTTTGAGTAAGCCGATCAGGTTGTCAGCGTGGACGTTGGAGACTTCTCCTTCGTCCAAGTCCACTGCTATCCAGTTGACCATCCATACACCGTTCCTCTTCCATAGCGGGTACACACCTAGGGCTGGTCCTTCTCCTACGAGATGTTTGCCGATGTGTTCCTCTGTCACCAAGGCGTAGTCACCGTTCTCTTCTTTGAGGGGACTCACCCCTTTGGAAACTTTTGCGAGGTGACCACCTTGGTGGAGGTCAGTGAATTTTTGTTTGATTGGTTTGGTTACTCGACCCATCGGTCATCACCTGGGATGTCGCTCTCGTAGTACTCGCGAACCAGTCCGCATTCGGGGTCCATGTAGTAGTCGATGGGTGGGTTGGTTACGTGGCACGGTGGTCGCTTGTTCTTACACAGGTCAAGCGACACTGATACTGAGTGGACTCTGCGTTCTGCGTCAGAAAGTTTAGGATTGTCTCGTTGCCGAAACACATTCAACTGCAGGATTGCGTACTCGTCCGCATTGAATTTGCCGTCGTCCATGCCTCGTGAAGTTCCACGAGTGGAGCTTTTCCCTGACTGGTGGATCAGAGCTACTGGAAGATTCTCGGTTTCAGCCCATTCCTTTAGTCCCTTGAGCACAGTGGATACACCCTCGTATCCTGCTGCACCTGGGAGTTGTTCAAGGAAATCGACCATAACGAATCTCGGTTTGACTTGCCAGTAGTCCTCACATTCACGCATCGCTTCCGACATGTCGGGGAACGACAGTGCGTTAGGGAATATCTTAACCCTGTCCAGGTAACCATCTCTGGCTTCTCTGATCTCGTTGAGTACTGTTTCGTCTTCGCTGCGTAAGGCTTCCTCCACTTCAGCAAGGTTCCGCTGATACAAGAGGGCATACAACTTCGAGACAACCAGTATCTCTGGTTCGTCGGGTGTGTAGATAACCCCATGGAAATCTGGGTCTTCCAACAGGTTGCGTGCCATGGCTGAGAGAACGACAGCGGACTTGCCGCTGTGTGCTCTGCCTGTCACGACGAGTACATCGCTAGGCCACACGCCCCGCATCTTCTGGTCTATGTCTCCTAGTCCCAGATAGAAGCAGTCGTCGCTGCCCTTAGCGTATTCAACCCATCGCTCAACAGCGTCAGAGGTGGGTCTAAAGAATTTGTATTGGCTCTCCCCCTCGGGGAGATCGTGCCCTTCTAAGAGGGCGTCGATCTCCTCGGTGGTGAGGGCGACTGGTGCGCCCCCTTCCATCAGTTCCCCTTATAGGCAAACTGTTGAAGTTCGTCACGGCGTCCAAGCCAATCCCATTCGATAGCATCGTCTTGGGTTTGCCCAGAAGCTTCGTCCCAGACTTTGAGGGGAACATTGCTGTCCCCATCGTTCACCCATATGCCTACGTCACGGGCGACCTGCATTCCAAGGCGAGCCAAAGCATCCTTAGACACTGAGAAGTTCGGGAAGTTCTTCCCGTTCTTCGTCACGTCGGTGGAACCGTCTGCTTTTTCTTTAACCTCGTACACCTTGATGATGCCGCCGTTCTCGTCAGCCCACTCGTTGGGCTGGAACGCCAGCAAGTTGAACGCAGTCTGGTTTTGCACTGCGTTCTTACCAAGGCAGAAGTCCACTCGCTTGTAAACACGGCCACTCATCCTGCCACCTGACGGTGCGGATTGTGACGGCACAGGCGCTGCTGCTACCGATGTTGCCGTCGGGCCACTTGGAGCCGACGGCGTGGGGGTGCTTGCTTGACTATTTGAAGACCTGGAAACGCCGCTTTTCAGGCGACGCATCACAACCCCATCAGGACTGAGATCCATTTCCTGTCCTGCTTGGCGAAGAACTTCCGTCTTCACAGTTTCAAACAATGCGGTGGCTTCGGCAATAATGCCGTCATCCCCCATGGACTCAGGGACACTGCGCTCTATTGAGAGCGTGTAGTCCGCTGTTTCATATGCTGCTTCACTTACTTTCTGGGTGAAGCTGACTGTTAATTTTGCTGTATCAGTCATATTTACCTTTCTCCCTACCAGGGATTTTCTCCGAGGTGTTTCCCTCGGCATTCGCCTGCTTGCCAGACAGGACACCATTTCGGGGAGCAGTGCCAGCCTCCCCAATTCATCGGCCATGGTACCTGATTAGCCATAATCGTAGGTACTATCGACCAACATAAATCTGTAAACGCCATTCTATCATTGTCTGTGCGTTCTATCTCAATGATCTGCACTTCACCATTTACCAGTACACATAACACGAACTGGGGTGAGTCGAAGGCGAGACAGTAGGCATGGCTTTGTATGTCCCAGCGCTTCTTCTCCCATGGCTCATACTTTCGGCTCGGGTTCTTCCAATCCCAGATGGCACCCGACTCATCGATCCAGTCAGCGGTGCCAGTGAGGATCAGGTTGACGTTATCTCTTACCCCTAAGGAAACCTCGAAGCTTTTCTCTATGGCTACAGGGGTGAGGGTGGGCATCACTTCGTTATGCCAAGCTTCAATGTTATTCAGTACTGTGTCCACAGTTTTCTCGTAGCTGTGTCGCCACACCTCAACCTTGGGGGCGTTGTCAGCTAGATAAGTTTCTCCGATGTCGAGCATCCATTCCAGTGAGATCGGCTCTGTCGCAACGACTTGCTGAGGGTTGAACATTCCGTTGCCATACATTTCGATTGCATGGTGGACTGCGTTACCTCTGAGTAGGTCGGAGGTTTCTTTTTGTTTCACAAGTTTGAATCGTTCTTGTCTTGCTTGCTCTGGGCATCGCAAGAAAGTGTTGATCCAACTTTGTCTTAGCTTGATTTCTATCATGTGTCTCCCGTCTCCCTTTGTACCCAAGTGGGTGCCCAGTAGGGAGAGGAACTGGGCACCCACAAATTGTATGGGGGTGACCCCTTTGAGGGGGTCACCCCCCATTATAGGACTTACAAGTCATCCGTCAACCACCAAGTACATCGCTGCAGTCATCATTCGCTCAGGGTCCTCGTTCATTATGCCTATGCCCCTATTGCACGAATTGCAAAGCAACCCACGTACGACACCTGTCTGATGGCAATGATCTACAACTAAATTATCAGTGTGGGGGTGGCCGCTATCTTCCGCTCCACATATCTTGCACTTGTAATCTTGTAGCTCCAGCATGGATTCGTATTCCTCCAGTGTGATCCCGTATTCGCGAAGGTAATGACTGTTGCGTCGCCGCCTCATTGTTTGAGGGTTGTTCTTCTCTCGGTCAACTTGTGCTTTGGTCACGCACACACGGCACCGAGCGTTACGCCCATGTTTCCCCATCGACTGCTTGTGGAAGTTGCTGAGTGGCTGAGGATTATCCTCAGGACACTCGGGGTTGGAGCAACTTTTCATTCTCCGATGGCCTCGAATGCACCGATCTTCCGCAGCCGTTCATGCTTGGCTTGACCAGTCATGTCATGGGCACGTTGCTTAGAGATGCCAATGTACCTTCCACTTTCAGCAGCATTAGATGTTTCGAGAGTGAGATCCAGCAGCGCATGCCTACGTTCATAGCTCGCCATGTCTCTCCACTTAGCTGTCTGACTAGCTGTGTAGTCGTAGAAGGATAGACGGTTATGTAGATTTCCCAACAAATGTGTTTCTGCACATTCACTCAACATCTCATGGAACTCTTCTTCTGACATGTCCAATATTTCCTTGAATATTTCAGACAGATTGATTTCTGGATGGTCGTATGAATTCATTTCAGATACCAGCTTTCTTTCTTTGTTTCTCTGACCAATCCAAATGAGGATTGGCACGGATAATGTCAACCATGGAATAGGCGTCGTTGTAAACAATGGGATTGTCTCGACGCCCAGCAGGCTTCTTCTTCTCTTCCTTGGAAGACGGCCTGCTCCTGTTAGCTTTCTCTCGCCGCTCACGTTCATAAAGAGATTTGACGGAACGGCAGAGGTCGCAACGGCATCCCCTCCCATAGTTGTATATGGAGGGATTGCCGCCACACGAAAATCTATTCTTCATCTAACTCCCTCAAGAAAGCATTGGGGAATTCAATCACGTTGTCAGGGATTGACTCCACCCCTGACATCTTGCTCAGATCAACCAGCCCCAGCCGCACGGCTCTCGCCAACGTGGTTTCAAGGAACTCAGCTTTCTCTAAGAAGTCGCCAGACATATGCCTGAGCATGTGTATGGTGTCGTGAGTTTCATCGAAGAGATCAAGAAGAATCTCTTCGTTAGTTGCCTTAGGTTTATCAGTAGTCATACTGCTCTCCATCCTTTGTCAATACTTTTGCTTCCCGTACCTCTTGGTCAGCAAACGAGTAATGATTTTCTAACTCGGAAAGCCTAGAAGTTTCAGCGTCATGGATCACATCTTCAATGTCGTGCTCTCCATCAACTTCTATTTCTATGCTCCAATAGAGTGTTTGCGCTAGCTCTAACACGTAGGTGGTCATCTTTCGACATCCACAGACTTGGTGAAGGTCATAAGCATCTCCCAGTCCATGAGTGGACGCTTAATAGGCCATGACTCTCGTTGTCCTACACCAGCGACATCGAGTATTGATTCGTCTGAACCGCAGGGAGAACAGACATACGTGTCGTTATCCAAACGGGACAGTGCGTTTTGCGCCAACTCATCTTCCAATTCGGTGAGTTGGCATCGTGGACATATCATCATTCATCTCCTAGTTCGCTGAAGTCAACTTCAGGATCTTCTACAAACATCTGCAGTTTGATTTTGTCTGCATACGTTTCTATGTGGTTAAGGTCGCGCAAGAGTTGTTCGATCTTTGCTCCCTCTTGTTTGTTTAATTGTTTCTTTAACTTCTCCACCTTTCTCAAGGTGAAGATAATGAACGCATAGATGCGTCTTTCTAATTCGGAGAATGCCATCTCCCTCCTCACTTGGTGGCTGAGAAACGGACGTTGTTCACGCCCGTTATACACAGTCCACATTCGAGACAGGCTCCTCGGCCTGTCCGATCTTCATTCCATACGACTAACGGGATCTTGCCTGTTAGCTCGGGGCAGCGTGGCCCCCGCCGTTGACCAGGGAACGTCCGAGCTATCGCTTCGGTCGCTTCCCAGCTTTCAGCGGTAAAGGCCAGCTTCACCCATGGGTATGTCTTGCTCGTACGGCGTGCTTCTTTCACGTTGTCTTTGTCTACGGATAGGTAGACGACAAGGTTGTCAGCTTTCAGCCGTCTGATTACGTTGAATGTTCTGGTGTACAACCAGAACTTGATTTGTGGGAACCGTTTACAGACTTGCCGTATGGCAGTCGCAAACTCTGGTGTTGGGATGTCTCCATCCCAGAACCATCTGAACACCCAATCTTCTGGCTCACTCCACTTCTGCATGTACTTGAACGATTGCTCAACTACGGCATACAAGAGTTCTTCCAGTTTGTCTGGGTTATCCAGATGAGGTTCAACTAGCTGCCAGTTTCTCTCCAACGCATTGCTCATATTCGTGAAGATGTTCTCCAGCTTGAGCGCATAACACATAGCCTCACAAGTTGGTGTCGATCCCCAGCATGACTTGATTGCTGGAAGTCCGAATGCGTTAGGGACTCTGACATAAGCGTCGTTCCCCGTTTCTTTTTTGCGCTGCATCATAGGTGCAGTCTTACGGTCAGTGCTGAGATGTAGGCTCACGCCTCTCCCCCTATCTCCTGTTCAGGTGTGTAGGTATCTTTGTCTTCTCCGACCCATTCGTTTAGGGCACGGACCACGGCTTGCGCCATGAATCCTCGCCCCCCATAGCTACCCCACGTATTCTCTAGCTCGGGGTCTGCTGATCGGGCCATGTCTCCCACCCACAGGTGGAAGTCAAGAAGATAGATAGCTGTTAGCTGCTCTACTGGTTCACCGTTCTGATACAGAGCATGCTTGCCTGTGCCAGCGTGGTGGGTTCGTTCAAGCGAACGCACATTCCAGTCCTCTGGAATTTTGCCATCGAAGAACTCTGGTGCTACGAGCGTGTGCCCGTCACCATCGAGAGCAGCGAAGTCTTGCCCCTCCTGTTGAGTCAGGGCAAAGCGTATATCTGCTTTGATTTTTTCCATGTGTCTCACCTCCCTTCAAGTAGTGAGTGAATAAGAATGTTCAATCAGAATGCATCGCTTGAGAATTCAAGCTTGATGGTTGCATTCTTGAACTGATTGTTGAGCGCCTGCTGCATGTCAACTCGTGACACGTTCGCTACCTTCTGGACTGCCTCAATAAAGGCATCCCCCAAGGAGCAAGCATCACTGAAGCTGTCAAGTCGGTTGAATTGCCTGAGTTGGCTCCTCACCGTCTCGATAACCTCATCTGCAACATCAAGGTCATCGCTCCTGACGAAGCCCATGCCATTCACAATGTCATGTACCTGATCGTGGACATCCAGATCATCGTTGGCTATCTCAGAGATGGTCTGATTGTGGTCGCTGAGCATGGAATGCCAGTCATAATTGTCTAAGTACTCACCAACGGCTTCGGTGACATGCTCTTCGATTATGGACTTGATATCAACCTCAAGGGTCAGATATGGACTGTTAATTACCTGTACTTCTAGTTCATCACCCATGGTGATCTCCCTAATTTGTGGTGTTGGCTAGACACCTGACTGAGCCATGAGGGAGATCAGACTTACTAAATTAGTAACTCTGATCTCCCCGAGTCTCATCCAGATGAAACAAGCTGGTGGATTGCTTTCTCCGTGAGAGGCATAGATCCGAAGAGCAGACGATCAAGATGCCGTCCCTCTTTAGATCCACCACGCACCTGCTGGACGTGCTGCTCGTAGCCCTGTACGGCCATGAGCGCACCCCATTTGGTTTCTCGGATGCCACCGTCTAGGTCACGGTCCATGTAGCGGGCAGTGATCGAGTCAAACACCTTGTCCCAAGATGTTTGGCTCCTACCCTCATCGTCTGGACGTTCACCCAGAATGCGGTGCTTCAGTTGTCCGAATTGAAACGGAAGATAGCTTTCGTTGATGAGTCGCTCTACTTGTTCGTCAAGCTGTTGTTGCAGCTTGGCTGCCTCAACGAACGAGTTGATTGCCCATTCCAGATAGCTACTGGCATTACGAGTGTGCTTGACCGACCACGAAGCCTTCACTCCCAAGATGTAGGCAGCGAATGTGTTTGCACACACCACTACTCCAACGGTTGGTCGCCCTGAGGCGGCAATCGTCCCATCGTGAGCATCAGTCAACGTGAAGTACTTGTGGATCTTGCTGTACCCCTCGATATCCAGTGGTTCACCCATCTCCAATGTTACATATGCCTTACGACCGTGATTCAGGGTCCCCTTGGATGCGACACCAGGAGAGAAACCCTGTTCTATCAGTTTCTCTACAGCGGAATCCATCTCATCATATTGAGTGATCCCCCTGCCTTCTGTCACGCCCACATTTAGTGGGAACCCATTGTCGTCACGACGAATGACGAAGCCATTAGTTACGTCCCATTCGGAAACAGGTGTGTAAATAATCTCCCCGTCAATCATGTCTTGGACATACAAGTCTTGGCGGTTGGCTTGGAATTGCCATGGATTCTCTGCGTACTCATTTGCTGAGAGCAGGTGACCATAGGTGATCCCTTTGCCGTGCCAAGCTGTCTGAGCGTAGACCGCTAGGTCATCGCCATATATTTCAGCAGACATGCTGACTCCTTATTTGATTGTCAATGTTCAGTGATGCGCCGAGTTACTAAATTAGTAACTTGGCGACATCGTGGGATGGAGAGGAATCGAACCCCTCATCACGCAACCATCTTACCATCCCCTACAGGTAGTGTCAAGGACCTGCATACCCTATTTGTCAACGGCCACAGGACCAGAGCTTCCAGCCTCCAGCCTTCCATATCCGATGAGCCATCGCCGCCGACCCATCAACCGTGTACCTACGTGACCACGCACGCTCACCCATGACCTCACGCCACCAGTACTCATTCACCTGAAACAGGCCGTGGTCGAATCCGTTGTATGCCCTCGGATTATGCAGCGATTCACACCAAGCGATGCCCAAGGCTTCGCCACAATCCCAGTCATACATGCACACAATGGGCACGACTTCTGGATTAGGTGGCTCATGGTTCACCGAGGCGAAGTCAAGGATTGCCCAGATGGCTACCCATAAGTTCATTCAGTTACCTCGCGCTTCGTCAATCATGCGATCAGCCTGATCCCAGGCAGCAATGCGTCTAGTGCCTTCAAAGTCACATTCGCATTCGTCTAGATCCACACAGACGGGACACTCGTCCCAGTCTGGTGGCTCCATCGCATCGTACTGGGCTTGCGCCATTTCAAAGCTCATCCTCATCCCAATCTTTGAACATGTCATCCCAACAAGAAGGGCAGTAATACATAGGCCCACCCTGCCAAGGCTTATCTATTTCCTCCTCATACTGAGAGTTAAGAATGATCTCACGCTGATCAGGAGTTTTCTCGGGCCACACCTCCTGCAGCATCTTGCCATCCAACCAATTCCAGACCTGCCAGTCCTTAACGTATGTCGCCCTTACTCGACGGCATCCCTGACACGTAGCCACGGCAAAGCTCTCTGACCCATCGATCAGATGGGTACAGAGCACCATCACCATGGCCTCATCTATCGCAGCTTGGGCAGTCATGCACTAACCGTTCGAGTGTGCAGGAAATGGGTCCCATTCAAACTACGTGCCGCATCCGCCATGACAACCCATCTCTCACCACCACCACGCTGCTCACATTTCTTTCCCCCAAGCACAAGAGCTTGAGCACCCGTGAGCGCATAGTCCGCAGCATGCCAGCCCCGACTAATAGCAGGGTTCCAGCTAGCCACACACCATTCCTCCAGATCAGGAAAGTGGACATGATCACGCCTCAACGCCAGCACATAGGAATCTTCCTCCCATAGCGGCGTCGAGTACACGACCCAGCATTTCCAGCCCATCTCGGCATTAGGTGTAGGCACCTCACCGAGCGGACATACAGGGGCATTGATCTTACCATTCAGATCATCTGCCCAACTTACCTTAACGTGTTCCAACACAATCACGCTCCCATTCGTTAGTGTTCGGATTCATTACTTGCACGTTCCAACCAGTCTTGGTTCGGTTGTCACGCTTGGTTACTCGCTGCCATTGGTTGCGGCGATGTCTCCGCAACTTCTTTCTATTCTGAGCAGTCTTACCCATTTTCTTTCTCCCAGTCGTAGGGTCGGCCATACGGCTGACCCATATGTGTACGGTCCAACTGATCCTGCGTGCGAAGCACCCAGAACCTATGGTTTTCCATTTCCCGCTTCATCCCCTGCCTGACGTAAGCCATACAGCCTACGAACACGCAGAGAACCAAGACAATCCAGATCGCCCCAAGCGGGGTGATCAACGGCCATGCGTACATGGCGTCTCCCTTCTGCAAGTTACTAAATTAGTAACAAGAATCATGTGGCATATTCCAATGCCATCTGTCTAGCTGCTTCAAGATCCATAGTCGTAGGTGGGTTACCAAAGCACCCAAGTTCGACGAACCCCTTGTCACACGTATGCAGACCCACAAAGTATGTCTGATACAAGTCAATAAGCATCTGCCGAGTCACGAACTGAAACGGTTCGTACAAGGCTGTGCGAAACGGATGACCAGTGCCAGCGGCTTCGAGATGAACAATAAAGAACTTATCGTTCGTCTCGAACAAGGTTCGGACAATCTCCCAATCGCCTTCTGGAAACCTCCAGTTGGCGAGGAGGAGTATGCCCTGACCTCCCTGGGTCCGAGCGTTGCTCTTAGGCAACATGGACTCTCCCTTCATCCGACTTACTAAATTAGTAAGTCGGGGACCTCGGTGGCTAGAACCTCTAACCACCAACAACCATAATAACACATATCCCTTGTTAAGTCAAGTCGAGGTTGACCTCCTGAACTAGTCACCACAGGGCGACCCAAGCCCGACCCAGCCATCACAGGGCGACCCCCCACGGCACACCCATCCTTCACTATCAGGAACCCGCACCGCACACGGCACCGCACACGGCACCACCTTCTATCACTATCAGGAA